CACCTTTAACTCGAGAGGAAGAACAAATATTCAGGTAATCTAAAAAGATAACATCAGGACTGAAGTTCTTTTTAAGTTTGAGTTCATTCAGCAAATGTCTGAAATGACCACTATGTGCAGAGCCTGTTGGAAATTCTTTAATAACCAACTTACCTGTTGTCTTTGTTTTGTAACGAGCCATTCTTTTTTCAAATACATCACGAGGTACTTCAGCAACTTCGTCCAAAGTAATATCCATAATGTTTGCGTCAATACGACGACCGATTTCTTCAGCAGCCATTTCCATTGTAATATACAGAACATTCTTTCCATACATCAAATGATTTGCTGCCATGTGACATTTAAGTAAAGACTTACCACCACCTGTTGTTGCCAACAAGACAGTCATAGATTTACGAGGTATGCCACCTTTTGTAATTTTGTTAAGGATGTCAATATCAAATGGAATCCTTTCTTCTTTGCGATGATAATGTTCATAACGATCGTCAACATCTTCAAGGAAATCATGACCTACTGATTGGTCAAAACTGATACCTAAACTATCAGATAGCAACCTTGGTATTTCACCTTTTCCTTGGTCAGTATTTTGTCCGTCAAGAATAAGGATTGACTTTCGGATACTATTATATAAATCTTTATCTTGACAAAACTTTTCCGTTTCATCAATTAAAAATTCTATATTGGTATCTTTATCAATAGTCATTTCACCAACTAATTGATGAACACCTTGATATGTATCTTCAGTCAGATCCTTTCTTTTATCAACAGCAATCTTTAAAGCTTCAAGAGAAGGCGGCTCCTTGTACTTTTCTAGGTACTCGGAAGCCGTCTCAAATACTTTACGAAGAACGGTATCATCAAAGTAATCTTCTTTAAGATAAGGATATACCTTTCGGCAATAGTCCTCATTCAGAATCAGATTCGATAGTATCGTCTTCTCGAGCATCATTTCCCTCCACATTAGTCAGCTTGTACTTTCTTTCAACAAATTTATTAAATGAATCGTTTTGGATTAGGTCTTGGAAGAAACTATCATCTTCTTCAATATCCTTTCCTCTACGTTTCGGTTCAATAATTTCACCAGTTTCAAGGTCAGTCAAATTATACCATCCTTGTGTTGCCTTTGTAATATGACCAGATTCAATCGCAAGATCCATTAAGGAACTCCACTTTTGAATACCTGAATCATATAATACTTTAAACGGCAGCTTTGCTTTTTCTTTTACGTATCTTGACTTTTCAATATTGATAGTAAATTTCCAACCTGCTAGGTCAGTACCATCTTTCTCTTGGGCCTTAGATATAATAAAGATTTGATTCGCAGAATAGTAAATACCTGTACCACCTGAAATAATGTTCTTAGGAAATAACCCAATCTCTTTATATGTATGGTTAACTGCGATACAAGGAATATCCTTTGTAGTCAGTTTAGGTGTAATGATTCTGAACAATGACTTGAGTGCTTTTGCTCTCGACATATCCGCTACTGATTTTTCATTCATAGCATCCTCAACTTCTTTCTTCGAAGCAAGGTTACCGATTGAGTCAATCATTAGGAATACATTGTCACCTTTCGATACTTCGTCCAATCTTTTTGTAATATCAAACTTTAGTTGTTCAACATCTTCAATTGGAATGTGAAGTACTCTTGTTGTATCAATATCAAAAGATTCTAAATACTCAGGTGTAATACCATATTCAGAATCGTATAACAAAGCAACACCTTTCGGGTACTTTTTCAAATAAGCCTTCATACAATATAAGCCGAGCAAAGTTTTGAAACTTTTTGATTCTCCTGCTACAACTGTAAGACCTGGGATAAGACCACCTTTCAACGAACCACTAAATGCAATATTTACAATAGGTAGTTCTGTTTGAATAGGATCCTTATCTTTAAAGAAAGCAGAATCAGATAGAGCAGATGCCTGCTTTATTGACCCAGCTTTTAACATTTTATCGAGTAAACTCATTTTATTCTCCACTTAAAATTTGATGTAACTTATCGGCAAACGCATCAAGTTTCTCATATCGGTTTGGCCAATATATGTAATCCTTTTCTGGGTTAGCTTTTAAGTTGTTCAATAACGGTACGACCGCATCATATAGTAATTGAGCCTTAGCAGCGTTCTGTTCAGCAGAAGCAGATGTTGTTTCAACCTGTTCCTTTGCTTGTTGAACTACTTCCAATTCATCGGCGTCAACAGCAGTAAAACCAAAATCAAAATCAAGTATAGTGGTTTCTTTTTCTATAGACATATAATCTCCTTAAAAAAGGAGGGCACCGAAGTACCCTCCGTGCTGTTATTAACTACGTGCCAATTCCTTAAAGATACTAAGGTCATCATCATCA